GTTTGATATTAAGAGCCAACTTATCAGTTCTGAAAAACGGGGTTATCATGGTGCCTTGAGATATTGTATTCCATGGAGAGAATGCCGGAGCACCCGGATCGAAAGGACCATTGGACGAATTGAATGGACGGCATGATAGTAAAAATCTAGGAAATCTTGCTACCTTTCCATCTATTACCCATCTGAATTGCGCGTGAGCAGGGCCGTATTCCTTGTGCCAAACTGAATCTCCAAATCCTCCGTCAGTGAAGTTCTCGCCTCGGGTCCGTTGTGGACTCGCTGTGGAACGTCCGTCTCCTTGTACGCCACCTAATCCTACGTGAGCCATCATAGTTAGAGCACCACCGGAAGGGGCGAAGGTAAAGTCAACTACATCTGTAAATTCTCCTGCTGGCTTTTTCAGTGAGGTAACAATATTCTCCGTTCCAGAAATATCGAAAACTGCTACTTTTCGACTAGCCGATACAACCTCTAGTGTATCAGTAAAGGTGCTGGCCTCGAAGGAGCTATTCACCACTCTAGCTTTGAAAAATCTAACCTCCCCTAGTCCCACTCCTGAGATCATGACGTTAGTCATGGGAGTTCGTAGAATTGTTGGATCGGTAAAGGCTGGATTATCATCATGGAAAATTTCATAGAATAGAAGATCTACCAACCCTGGAGGAGTTGGAAAGCTTACTTTGTAAAGGCGATAGCCTCCATCAACCTTAAAATTAAGTATGAAAGGAACTTGATCTGAAGTTATTCTTACGGGAGATTGATCGACCTGAGCACCAAGGGTATTCTCCAAAGCATCCTCTAGACGAGAGATCATCAGCTTCAGAGCTGCAACTCTCCCACCAGGCCACTTTCGCAACCTAACGTCTTGAAGAGGTCTTGCGCTTTGAAAGGAACCCATTAGGTGACCTCGAACTGTCCCTCTCGTATGTGGTAGTAGACTCTCACACCAGTAATGGTGTTTTCTACATCCTGCTCAGCGTTGGTGAGAGTGATCCTCATGTACTCTGCCCCGGTGAATGCGCGGACAGCGACCCTACGTAGTGTCTTCTCAGCAGAAGTAAAGTCTACTTCAATAGTCTGGGAATCTCGCACTGGTCCAACAGGACCGTCTGCCGTTTCAAGGAGGGCAGTCCAAGTTGAGAGATCTTCTGTTCGCTTCCTTACCTCAATCCACCTAGGCTCAACTCTTCCACTTCCAGTTCCCTGCAAGTGAGAATCGGTAGCAGGAGGATTAACTGCATCCCCTGGCCGAACGAACTTAGTCTGGAAGATGGTGGTGATAGTCTGTTTGTTCCCATCAGCATCCCGCCAGTTTTTCGCGTTGGTGTCGAAGAGCTCGAATAGCATTCCTTCTTCTGAACCTACATAGAGATGGAAGTCTCCATTCTCATCTTCGATCTCTCGTCCATCTAGCATGTTGACCTCAGGGGGAACCTCAAGTCTCCACCACCAACCATTTAAGAGATCTCCTCGGGTCTGCACATCTTGGAGGTACTGATAGACGAAGTTATCCGTATACTTTCCGTTTGCGTCCTTTGCGAAGACGACAATGGCATTTCTAGATTTGAGGTGAGCACTCCACATCTGGGCTATGTTGGCTCGGTTGATAGCATCGAATTGGTCACGGATCGGCTCAGAGATCTTGACAGGTTCATTCAGGTCATACAGGTACATCCCATCTTCATCAATAGCCCAGCCAGCTAGTCTTGCTTCTCCGGCAGCTCTATGTCCTACACAACCGATACCGTCGATGACCTTATCGAATTTGAAGTCTGGGTTGTCTCCAATGATCTGCCACTTTCCTGTATCCGTTTCTATTACTAGACCAGATAGAGTTTCATACATAGCGGTGACAATATCGTCTAACTGAACAGCGTTCAGAACTGGAAAGGATTCAGGCGTGTTGTCTTCGCTGAAGAAGACCGTATCAGGAGCAGAAGGATCTCCTGCCAAGAAGACAGTCCGCTTCCAAGTCTTGACGATTGCGGCATTGGGTGGGGGGGAAGCATCAAGATTTACAGAGCCCGCTACTGGAGGCTGTACGCTTCCCAGAGAAATGTCAGCCGTGTTATCCTCAAAGGTAGTGGTTTCATTGTCATTGATACGGGTAAGGAACAAGAAGATATTACCGCCAGCTACAGTCCTAAAGATCCTTCGAGAAATTACTTGAGGGTCCGCTGAGACAGGAATATCAGAAAGGGATATCTCCTTGGAACTAGGTTCGACGCTAATACTGGCTGCACCAGCATTGGACTCATGTCCAAACTTGCTGACGTATGTAACCTTGTACTGATAAACTCCTGTGAGCTTACCAGAGCTACCACTAATATTAGCGGTAAGCCTTCCCTCGTCGGTAGTAAAGAGCTTGTCCCAGCGCAGGCCAGTAATGAGAGTAGCTGCTGTTTTGCTAATAGCCTCCAATCGGTAGGTCTTTACGATGGAGTTGTTGAAGGCCCCGGAAGATGTTCCATCCTCCCCAGTTGGAGCGGTGCTAGTATCCATTTCAAGGAGGTTCCAGCCTTCTCCAAGATCTCCCAGAGTGAAGTCGAATCTATAGAAGTTTGTAATGAGGTCGGTATCTGAACCTAGGAAGACAGAAACAGCACGGCCCGAGGTAGCAAAGTTTGTAATCTCACCGCGAGGGATGAAGAGCCAAACTAATACCGTGTCTAATCCAGAGGCATTCGCACTGAAGGCTGTAGCGAGGGTTTTCTGAAGGGAGACATCCGTGGCGGTAACGGTGGTTTTGTCTACCCTGACAGCCGTCCCATCTCGGGTGGTAGTTCTCTCATCGCTAGCCGTTCCACCAACTACAGTGAAGGAGGTGGCATCATCAAACTCTTCTTGATCTGTCTCTTCGGTGCCCGGAGCTATGATCCCCCAATTGGAGATATTAGTCCCGTCATACTTTACAGGACGATCACCATCTCCGATAAGTTCAGGATTCTGATTCTGGATCAGAAGGAACTCACCGAACATATCAGCGGAGTGAACTCTATTGTTACGTCGGCCTGTTGCTAGTGATGAAAGCGAGCCGTTAGATTCGACTCGTTGGAGGGTTGTTCCTGCGGCAATAAGCGTGTGTCTGAGAAATTGACCGTCGAGGTCTGCGGCCTTATAGAATCCAACCCAGGAAAGAGGCTTAGCGAGCCCAGACTCTTTGTAGATTTCCGAGAGGACTCTGGACATTCCAGGCGGTTTAGACACAGCACCGTAGCGTGTGAAGAAGTCAACGTTTTGGGCGATCTTGAGCTGTTGTTCTGGTAGGACATCTTCTGAAGTCTTAGTGTTAAGTCCAGCCCACTTTGTAAAGTCTACGTAAGGTAGCTTTGGTCGTACAGACATTTTCTTGACCTCTTACGCATCATTGTAGTGTGCTATGAACGGAGTCACCTGTGGTCGATTAATAGTTCGTCTCTCAATGAAGCGTAGCCAATCGTCATCCCATTCCTGTCTCATCCGAAGTAGGGAAGTCATGCGACCTGACTCTTGCATCCCTTCTACGTCTAGAGCACCAATAGCCGTATCCAAGACCAGGATATCATCTAACTGATCTGGGAAAGAAGGATGAATTGAATCTCCATCTTGAGTCAGCTTAGCAGGAAGACCCTCAAACTCTACTCGCAACCCCTGTGACTGGCCCTCTATAGGTGCGGGCTCCAGAATAAAACCGTTTCCCATAGGACGCCACGAAGGTAGATAGTTATCTGCTGTACCGCTAGATGCGTCATTCCGTTCCCCATGCCTCTCAAATCTTTGAATGGGAAACGTAGCACCATCTGTGCGAACGAGCTCCAACTTAGTCTCTCTTTGAAACCCTACAGGCCAGGCATACCTAGCTTGGTCTGCTGTAAGGTCTCGAACTGCTACATTGACGAACCATCCTTCAAAAGTATGTTGAAGCTGTGAGCAGCGTCTTAGATATTGGGCATTGAAAAGGTCTGTTAAGATCTGATCGTCCCAGTGAGACTTCTCTGCATCTTCCTCTTGTAGATAGCGTCTTGTTCTGCGAAGGAACTTGGCTAGTGTGTCGGCCATTTACTTCCTCCCTATACGTCCAGTCTGGACCTTCCAACCCTTCCGGCTTGCTCTACGTGCGATCTGACGAAGGGTTTTCTCACCACGAATAACTCTAGGTATACCTCGTGCAAACTCTCTGACTTCTGTGCCTATGCCACGGAAAGCCTTCTTAGCTTCCTCCATGATAGTTCCCCGCCTTGCATCGGTCTTGCGCTTAGCAGCAGCAGATTGCCCTTCTCTCCAACTAACCTTTGGAGGAATCAATCTGCCAAATAGGTCTGTCCTAATTCTGTCTTTACCCATTAGTCTAAGTCCTCCCAGGTAGTCAGGCCTACATCCTTATCATCTAGCGGTCGAATAATTCTACTTCGATTCTTC